ACCGCTGGGCACCTGGGTGAGCCGTGGCACGTGCAGGTGGCGGGCACCCTGAGCGGAGTCGGAGACGCTGAGTCTTTCCAGCAGTGGTCAGCCGAGACATCAGCCCAGCACAACGCTTTCCTGGTGGCCTCGGCGTCAGCAAAGCAGGGTGCAGGTGGCTCCAGTGCGGCTGCTGTCACAGCACCGTCCATGGCCGCTGCTGCCGGTGGCTCTCCGGATGCTGTGGGCCTCGACGTGGTGGGCAAGGCCCTGTACTCCGCAGGCTTCCGGGGTGACGACCTGGTCAACATGATGGCCATCCCCTCCCGGGAGTCCAGCTACGTCCCTGGTGCGCACAACCTGAACCCCAACACTGGAGACGACTCCTGGGGCCTGTGGCAGATCAACGTGGCCCCCGGCGCCAACGGGGCCACCTTGAAGGCGGTCACCGGCTCTGACGACCCCAACCAGTTGACCGATCCCGCCACCGCCGCCCGAGTCGCTTTCGAGATGTACAAGCGCTCCGGTAACACGCTGCGGCCGTGGGGCGGGTACAAGGGCATGTCGAACACGTACAACGTGAGCGACGATGCCATCGGCGCCGCCCGTTCGATGGCTCAGAGCCTCTGGCCCAGTGGCTACGGCGATCCCTCGGGCGGCGCTAGTGGCAATGGCGGTTCCACCAGCGTGACGCACTCGCCGGTCGTCTTCAATGCCACCTTCAACATCTCGGCTTCGGGCGGTGGCGGCGGGGCCATGGACCTTGACGGCCTGGCCCGGCAACTAGCACCCAAGATCGAGTCCGTAGTCCGTCGAGCAGTAGGGGCCACACGATGAGCGTTGATTCCGACATCGGTTCGGGGAGTGATCGCAGCCCGAGCTACAACATCGGAGGGGCACCGCCCTACGGCTGGACGGGTACCCCGGGCTACAACCCCTTCCAGGCTCCCAGTGAGAAGGAGACGTTCGGGGAGGTGGCGCTCTACGAGCGCATGGACTGGACAGGTGGTGTCACTGCCGACGCAGCCCAGAAGGAGTTGCAGAACCCGCCCTTCATCGGCGTGGGGAGCACCAGCGCCCGGGTTCCGGGGCACATGGCCAACAGCAGCAACCCGGCCATCCCGCACCGCATCCTGCGGGGCTACATGCGCCGCTTCGACACCAACCCGGCGAGTACTGACAACGCCTCGGACCCGTCGAAGAGCTACAAGGCCCGGCTCTTCTTCATGTGGAACCCCCAGTTCATCGAGCGCACGTACGCAGCGCTGGAGGACATCCAGCAGTTCCTCAACCTCACCAACCAGGCCAACGGGCCGGTGAACAATGAGGACACGCAGCCGTACTTGAAGACGGAGGTGGGCTTCTCTCTGGTCTTCGACCGGCAGGAGGAGGTGAACCGCTTCCCGAACCACCCTGGCTGTCTGGTGGACCTGGCGGTGTTCGACCTGCTGTCGAGAGGTGGCTCCCCAGCCGGACAGATGACCAAGGAGGCGTTGAAGGCGCTGGACGACGCTGGTGGGACGGTGGCGGGAGGCCCGTCCAGCAAGAGCCTGATCTTCAACCCCGGCATCAAGATCGCCGTCATCTTCTCGCCCTACATCGTCTACTTCGGCAACATCATCGACGTGCGGGCCACCTTCGAGAAGTTCTCGCACCGCATGACGCCTACTCGTATGACGCTGGACTTGAAGATGCGGCTCTACGCCTTCGGCAGCCTGAACCAGTTGAAGGCCTCGGACCAGGCAGCGGTGTCCTCTTCAGCTTCAGCAGCGGCATACCAGGCGGGGCCTCTGGGAGCAGTGGACCCCACGACGGTGACGGCCAAGAGCCAGGACGAGAAGGACCGGCTCAACATCCAGGGGGCCAGGGACGCCATGTCCTGGGGTGAGCACTGGATCGGCAAGGTCAACTACGAGGCCGGGGCGACCCGGTGTGCGAACGCTGGAGCGGACAGCTACGACAAGCCGGACTCCAACATCCCGCTGGCCTTCGACTGCTCCAGCTTCGTGGCCCGGTGTTTCTGCGTGATCGGGTGGGGTCCCACACTGGGCATCGACCCTTGTTCTGACACCAACGGGTTCGAGACAGCGATCAAGAACAACCCCAGCGCCTGGTACGTGTACTGGTTCAGCAACGAGATGATGCGTGCTCAGAACAACGGAAGCTCCACCAGCGCTGTGTTCACCGTGCTGACCAGTCAGATCCGGCCCGGGGACTGCATCCTGCGCTCCGGTACCGGCCCCAACGGACACATCGCTTTCATCCATGCGGTCATCGAGGCAGGTAAGACCTACGAGATCTTGCATACCAACACCTCGAAGCCGCCCAACAACAAGGTCCACCTGGACACCTACACCCTGGACCACATCGTCAACGGCGACGGCAACAGCATGAAGCCGTACACGCACCTCATCCGGGCGCAGCCCATCCCGCTGGTGAAGCCAGCCGAGCAGAAGGCTGCCCCGAGCAACCCGGCGCCGCAGATGGTGATGGCCCGGTCCACGATCTCTCTGGCTGGGCGGTTCTGATGATCACCGCTGCCTCCCGCTACACCCAGGGCGAGGCCTTGTGGGTCACCACCAAGGACCCTGACGTGGGCCGGGGCAACAAGCTCACGGTGTTCCTCAACACCGTCACCTACCTCACCAGCCCCTACTCCGTGGCGCTGGTGAAGGAGACGGACGACATGAGCCTGTTCGCTTTCACCGCCTACGCCGACCCTCGGCGGTGGTGGGTGATCGCTGATGCCAACCCGCAGGTGTTCCACCCTTGGGACGCCCGCCCTGGCCAGTCCGTGCGGGTGCCGTCGTGACTACCTCCCCCTCGCTGGTCCAGCCTGCTCGCAGCCCGACCACCGTCATCGGGGACATCCGGGTGAACGAGCGTTCCATCCTGGTCACTCCCACGCACGGCACGCTCACCCGCAAGGAGGATGAGCACGACACCGCCAGCATCTTCGTGGTCACCGGCACTCGTGCCACGGACTTCGATCAGCTACCGAACCAGCGCATCGAGTTCGCCTACGGCACTCCCGGCAACAAGAGCACCTTCCAGGGTTATGTCAACAGCGTGATGCCGCAGAAGCGGTTGGTGGGTAACCAGACTGTCACCGTGCAGGAGATCTTCTGCTACGGGGCCTCGATGGTGTTGAAGGGCAACGTCCCCCGCTTCTTCACGTCATTGACATTGACGCAGATGATGCAGCGCATCGTGAGCGAGGCCAACCTGGGCTTCTCCGACGAGTTCCGCAACGACACGATGGTGTGGCGCTCTCTGGCCCAGACCTCGGAGTCGGACTGGGAGATGTTGCTGGCCATGGCGAACCGCCTGGCTGCTCGCATCCTCTACGACCAGGGTGTCGTGCGCCTCATCGACTACCGGGACATCGCCTACCGCATGCTCCCGGTGCGCAAGCTCCTGAGCGGGAGCATGGACCCGGACTTCTCGGCCTCCGAGACGGGCAACTTCGGGTCGGGCGCCGTGGTCGAGTACGTGCCCATCAGCGTCGGTGTCCAGGACCCGGCCTACCGCACGCCCACCACCGCCTACCTGGCCGGGAAGTCGGCCGTGGTGCTGACCCCGCCGCTGGCCAGGCTCACGGCTCAGCCCTCGGTCATGAAGAACACCTGGGGGTCGGCACTGGTGGGCCGCTTCGCCACCGACATGCCTGCGTCATCACAACAAGAGGCCGAGATCATCCAGCAGGGCTTCTACAACCCACCGTGGCCCCAGCAGGCCGAGGTTCGCATCGAGGGGGACGCCACCGCCTCTCCTGGCACCGTGGTGCAGATCTCCTCGAAGCGGGGGCAAACCATGTCCCCGACCTACGACGGTCTGTGGTACGTCAGTGGGGTGCAGCACGACATCGGCCTCAACAAGCGCTTCTACACCGTGCTGACCGTGGGTCGGCAGGCTGAGCGGGGCATGAACTGGTATCAGTACCGGCCGTTCTGGCTGAGTGACAAGCGTGGCCCGCCCACTCTGCGCTCGTCGGGCGCTGGACAGTGGATCTCGAACTGGAGGTGACATGCAGGCGCTCAGATTCCCCTTCCAGATCGACATCTACGGGCACGTCTCTGTTGTAACAACGTACCCGGAGGTCATCCGTGGGCAGTTGATCGACGTGCTGATGACCAACGAGAACGAGCGGGTCATGCACCCCACCTACGGCGCCAACATGGAAGCGGCCCTCTTCGATCCCACTGACGTGTTGGTGCAGGCTGATGCAGCCCAGCAAGTGTCTGAGCGGATCACCACCTTCGCTCCCCGGGTGAACCTGCGGGACGTCAGGTTCTCTGCGGACCCTCTCCAGCCAGGCAGGCTCTTCGTGGACGTCAGTTACTCGGCCGGGGCCTTCGATGAGGCTCGCTCTCTGCGCATCCCGGTCGCCAACTTCCTGAGCGAGGAGTCCTCGGTATGACCGCACCCATCGAGATGGACTACACGAACAGGGACTACGACTCTCTCGTCTCCTTCCTGGTGAGCGCCGCCCGGGGGTTCATGCCCGAGTGGGTCACCGTGGGCGAGACAACCGACTTCGGAACTTTGTTGTTAGAACTGTTTGCTTACGTCGGAGACGTGACCAACTACTACATCGACCGGGTCGCTGCCGAGCCGTTCCTGGCCACTGCCCAGCGTCGTCAGAGCGTCCTCGGCATAGCCGACATGCTGGGGTACACCCCCATCGCCCAGCAGGCTGCCTCGGGCATCGTCACCTTCACCCTGGACGACACCGCCTACCTGAACAGCACCACCACCATCCCGTCAGGGACCGTGGTGCAGACGGGCCAGAGCGAGGGCCAGGGGGCCGTCTTCTTCGAGACGACCACCAACGCCTACCTGGGCCAGTCGGTGCGCACCGCTGACATCGGTGTGAACGAGGGCCGCACCATCGCCACCGAGTACGTGGCGATCTCCAACGGCGCCCCCATGCAGGAGTACGTGCTGATGAACGCCGGGGTGATCCACCGCAGCACCCGGCTTTACGTGCAGGAGACGGACACCTCCGTCATCGAGTGGAGCTACGTGGACAACCTGGTGGTGGCCGACCCCGACGCCTCGGTGTGGACCACCTACCTGGACGACCAGCAGTTCCTGCACATCGTCTTCGGAGACAACGTGGCCGGGCGCATCCCGCCCAACGGCGCTCAGGTCACCTGCTCCTACCGCTACGGCGCCGGGGCACGAGGCAACGTGGCCGGGGGCACCATCACCCAGATCACACCACCGATCGCTGGCGTGAGCGTGGTCAACGCCGCCGACAGCCCCTGCAACGGCGGCGCTGACAACGAGTCGATCGACCAGATGCGCTACTCGATCCCCCGAGCGGCCAAGCTCCGGGACCGGGCCATCACCCTCCAGGACTTCGCAGACCTGGCCCACCAGGTACCCGGTGTGGCAAAGGCCACAGCAACGGGCCAGTTCTACACGAACATCAAGGTGTACATCGCCCCGGTGGGCGGGGGCTACCCCTCGGTTGACCTGCGGGCAGCGGTGGACACCTACCTCACCGAGCGGGCCTTGGTGGGCACCGCTGTCGATGTCCACCCGCTGAGCACTTCCGAGCAGTTGTATCAACAGATCCACCTGGCGCTCGACGTCCACGTCCGCAAGGAGTTCGGCCAGTTGACCGTGGCCAATGGCGTGCGGGACGCCATGACCGCCCTCTTCGCCTTCGACTCCTCGGACTTCGGCAAGTTCTACTCCCAGGGCGACGTGTACCACGCTGCGCTGGCCGTCACCGGGGTGGACTACATCGTCTTGAAGGCCATGCAGTTCTACGCCGCCGACAACAGCACCCTTGTGGCTCCCGCCATCGGTGACCTCACGGCCAGCCCGATCCTCATCCCGCTGCTCGACACCACCGACACGATCAAGTTCGTGCTCACCCCCATCGGGGGCCTGACGTGACGGACTTCCGCCCCTTCACCATCCGGCGCACCATCGGCGGCGACGTCGTCCGCTCGACCGCTGGATGGCACGGAGCGCTGCGGTACGGCCCCGTCCAGGTCCCGTTCGACATCGTGGACGGGACCACTCTCGACGGCATGCCCATCGGGTATGACACTGGCCTCGTCACGGTGCGGATTCCCCCCACCGTGCCGTGGGTTGAGGCGGTACTGGTGCGGGGTGCCTTCGGGCCTCCCACCACACCGCTGGACGGGGTGCCGGTCTGGTACGAGGAGGGCCACGATCCTCACGACCCGGACCAGTTCAGCCAGATGGTCATGGACACGCCGCTCACCGGGGGCTACTGGTATTACTACACGCTCTTCCTGTACTTCGGCTCGCCCCCCACCTGGCTGGCTGCGGCCACCGTGGCGCTGCTGGTGCCCCGCAACTACGGCACCGCCGAGAAGCTGTTCAGCCTGATCCCGCAGTTCTACCAGTCCACCGACGATCAGCAGGCGGCTGACGGGCGCAACGGACCGCTGCGGAAGTTCACGGCCATCCTGGGTTATGACAACGACTACGAGCGCACGCTCCTCGACGGCGTGCTCAACGTCTACGACCCGGACCGGGCGCCCTTGAAGTTCGTCCAGCTACTGGGCACCAACCTGGGCCTTCCCATCGAGCAGGCCCTCGGCGGCGCTCGCTACCGCACCCTGGTGGGTGGCCTCACCCAGCTAGAGGACCTGCGGGGTACCTCCATCGGCCTGGAGGCGTTCATCTACGCCGCCAGCAACTACCGCTGTGATGTGACAACGGGAGGAAACTCCCTGCTCACGCCGGACGACGCCGAGTTCGTGAATGGAGTGGGGCACTGGCAGAAGTTCCTCAACTCTGCTATCACAACATTCCAGAACGCCATCTCCCACGCCACGCCTGCGGTGCCTGGGGACCAGTGGGCCAACCTGGTCCTGCGCAAGTACACCGGCAACGCCAGCCCGCCCATCCCTCCGGTGCCCAGCGCCGGGCAGGGGATCATGGAGATCATCGATCTGGCGACCACGCACCTCTACACCGACTTCGTCATCGTCTGTGGCCTCAGCCCGACCGGATCTACTGGGGGCCTGCCGGACGCCATCCAGTTCGGCATCCCGGTGCGAGGCGGGGAACTGTGGGAGTTCAGCTTCAACATGGTCAAGCCCACCGCTGGCCCGACTGCTCAGGTGGTCGCCTCGTGGGTCGCCTACGACACCAACGGCGTCTTGAAGGGCGTCTACCAGGACGCCACAACCTACGCCCCCAACGGCTACCTGTCCGACACCGGGGCCTGGACCAAGTACCGGATGCAGCACATCATCGCCTCGGGCGGCGACGGCCTCGTCACCGACCCAGCGGGCGGCATCTGCGGCTACATCATCCCCTGCATCTGGTGGCATGCACCGACAGCCATGACTGCCCGGTACATCATGGGGGCCATGCTGACCAGCATCAAGGGCGTGGGTGGGGCCATCGTGCCGCTGCCGCCTGACGTGTACCTGACCCTCGGGTCCACCAAGCTGCTCAATAGCCCACAATCGATACTGGGGCCAGATCCGGCATGACCACCTACGTGAACCAGCATCTGTTGTCACATCTGGCGGACGGCTCGCTCAACTTCAACGGGACAAACCTAGGTTTAGCCTTGGTTTACAGCTACGCCGTGCCGACTGACACCAGCCCCGACTCCTTCGACCAACTGCTGCTGTCGGGTGGCTTCCAGGAGCTTGACGCCGCCACCGGCTATACCCGCATCACTCGGACCGCCAACACCCAGGTGACGGCGCCGCTCACCAAGGTGGCGATCGGGGCCGACTACGCATTGACACTGACGAAGCCCACCTTCGTGGCTGCTGGTGTCTGGTACCTGGCGGGCAGCCAGGCGGGATTCACCAACCCCTGGCTCTTCGTCACCGACAGCATGTTCGGCAATGTTGTGTCACCAGGGGCCATCGTCGGCATCGCCGCCACCCCTAAGGTGCTGTTCTCCTACGTGACGCATGGGACCACAGCGGACGTAGCCGGGGGCACGGTGGTGCAGTCTCCTGGCCCCACCACGTGGGAGTCGGCCCGCATCCAGCACGTCTACCTCTATCCGCAGCGGGTCAACTTGATTCCGAACCCGAGCTACGAAGATGTCGGCGGCTTCGGGTGGCGCTCAGATGCTGCCATCGCCAGGGTTCTGGGTGGTGTGGACAAGCCTGCGTCCAACTACTTCGGCCGGGCGGCGGGCAAGGTGGTGCAGTCTCTCTCCATCCCGACCCAGGGCCGCATGCGGTTCTCGGCCTACGTGCGCAAGGGCACCGGCACCAAGATCACCCTGAGTCTCGTGTGTCTGGACGAGACATACAGCGTGCTCACCACCGTCCAGGGGCATCAGCGGACGTTGTACAGCGACTGGGCACGGTATGACGACCTCCTGGCGCCCTCCGACGACTGTGTGGCCGTGATCCCCCAGATCATCTCGGACGGGTCCTTCGACTTCGACCTGTGCCTGCTGGAGGCCACCGACCCCCTCCACGACTACTTCGCCGGGGACTCCGACACCGGGGCGCCCTACGACTTCTCGTGGCAGGGCCAGGCCCACCAGTCCTACTCTTGTTATTACAACAACCGCCATGTGACGGCAGCACGCCTGTTCGGGGGCTATTTCAACGGCCAGATGACCTTGCCTGGCCTCGTGCAGGACTGGATTCCCACTGGCACGGCAGTGTACACCCACTGGGATGTGCTGAGTATGACGGATACTGGGCACCCCTTGAAGGACTGGTCACCCAAGATCTTCGTGCCGTAGGGTTCCGAACATGGTGTTCGTCCTGGTGGGGCTAGGTGTGTTCATGGTTGTACGGGTCGCCACCGAGGGCATCACCGCTCCTGCCTGGTTCTACATGGCCCTGTCGATCGCCCTGGCCTGCGGTGGACTGGCTCTCACCAGCGAAAGTCCCTGGTGGGGACCGGCCGTGGCCGGGATCGCCTTCGGGTTCTACCGAGGCGACCAGGTGATCGTGGCCCTGCGGGACTGGATTAGAGTCCGTGTTCTTCGGGGTCCGTCCCGAAGGTAACTGGGCTTCTACCTGCACGAATGGAGAGCACATGCTCTATGCCATTGCCGGAAACGGCGTAGGCCCCAACGCCGAGATCACCAAGGCTCTCGCAGATCTCAAAGCGAAGGCCACGGCTGACGGGGTTGACTTCTGGCTCCTGCTGGAAGCGAAGGACGAACCCACCAAGGCTGACACCGTCATCTATGAGTGGGCCAACAAGACCGAGACGTGGTTCGAGACGATCACGGCCACTGACGCTGCCGTCGAGGGCGCTCAGACGGCTGAGCAGAACGAAGACCCTCACGGACGGATGTTGGAGCGCATCCTGGAGATCCGTGGGGCCGCTGAACCGGAGGACGGCTCCGTCCTGGTTCTTCTTCCCCCCGATGACGCCGACGACGATGAGCCGCTGATGGCCCTCATCGAGAACGCCATCGACTCCGACGTCGAGGTCTTCCAGTTGAACGGGGCCATGAGCAAGCTGAGCCTCGGGGAGGCCGAGGAGGAAGGGGATGCCGAACCAGTGGCTGCTGAGCCGGTGAAAGGTGCCACCAAGAAGGCAGGGGCGGCGAAGAAGGCGGCGGCTCCTGCTGCTGCCCCCACCAAGAAGGCAGCCGCCAAGAGGGCTGCGGCCCCCACCGCCGAAGATGTCGTAGCTGCGGTCGAGGAGCTACCTGAGGCTGTTGTGTACACAGAGGACGAACTGAAAAAAATGGGCGTCCCCGAACTCACCGGCATCGCACGAGGTCAGGGCATAGATACGAAGGGCCTCGGCAAGCGGGACCTGATCACGGCCATCATGAACCTCACCGAGGGCGAGCCGGAGGCCGTCGCTGCTGTTGTGTCAGCAGTCATGACCAATGGCGACGACGACGTGATCGTCATCATCATCCCCCGGTCCAAGATCGTCGGCCTCCTGGGATGACCCGCACGCTGATCCGCACGCTCACAGCCCTTCCGACCACCAAGGAAGGGCTGTGGGTGTACACCCTGGTGCCAGTGGAGCGCAAGGCGGGGCCGAACTCGGAGGTGACGTGTTACAACGTGTGCCGCAAGAAGGGCTTCTGGTTCCCCACCATCCGGGTGTGCGGGGAACCTGACGAGTTTCCCTGGGACACGACCCAGCGAGACACCAGGGGCGTGCTCTCGTGCCCGCCCTGTGCCATCAGGTTCGTGAACCATCGCTTCAACGGGCACGACGACCCGGAGTGGGAAGATCACATCCGTATGCTCCAACTGCGGGCCATCCAGCAGATGGAGGCACGGTTCGGCTGACAACGACAGAGGCCCCCTCCGAAGAAGGGGCCTCTGCTAGCTTCCCGTCTTGCTACGGACGGTTCTCCAGGATGTACGCCGCCCTGTCCGAGATGTCAGTCTTGGACAGGGTGGCAACTTCCTCAGCCTGATCCAGGCTGGTGTTCATGGAGCGCTTCAACTTGCGCAGCGACTTCCCGATGGAGGTCTTGCCGGGCACCTTCTGCGTGAGGTTGTCGATGTCCTCGAAGGTGACAGCCAGCCGGGTGAGGATGTCGCTGACGGCCTTCTTCACGTTCGGCTCTCCGGTGCCGGGACCCGTAGGCCCCCAGGCGTCGGCCAGCTTGTACAGGAAGCCCTCGTCACTCACCGGACGAGGGATGACCACGTTGCGGTCCTCCATCGCCAGGCGACCGGGCAGCGAGTAGCGAGCCTGGCGGAAGTTGTGGGCCGGTTCCTGGATGGCCGTGCAGATCTCATCGAGCGTGGCCGGGCCGTTCATGTCCAGGAACGTGATGACGTTGTTGATCAGGACGTAGTGGACGGAGTCACGAGGGTCCATCTTCCTGCGGGTCATCACTCCCCCCTGGCCATGGCGTCGAGTTCGGCTTCGATGGTGCCGTTGATCTCGCCACGAGCCGCCGTGGCAGCCATGTCGAGGAGGTCCAGCGTCTCGTTGGCCGAGCCGACGAGGTCTTCTTCGTGCCGCACATCGGGATCGAGTCCGGCCCACGCCGTGCGGAACTCCTCCACCTTGCGGGTGGCCTCGTTGAGCAACCCGACGACGAAGAGGAACGCCTCGTTCTCGGCGGCGATCACCTTGGGCCTCTTGCCCTTGGGCCAGTCGCCCTCGGCCAGGCGCTTGCGGTTCTGGATCACACGGCGGTTCTGTGATGCCTTCGCCGTGGCTTGGCTCAGCGTCTCGGTGTCGCCCTCATCGATGGCTTCCTGGATGGCAGCCTGACGTTCGATCTTGCGCACGATCGTGGGCCGGTCCTCAGTGATGCGGGCCACCACGGCAGCAGCATCAGCATCGGAGAGGTTCTGCGCCAGCACTTCGACGTCGAGTTCCTTGCGGGCGATGGAGCGGCCGACAGCGGCCTCGTCCTTCTCGACGTAGCGCTTCTTCCCCGAGTCGTCCTGGCGACCGGGCCAGGGTGTGGCGGGCAACTCGACACGGTCACCGGGACCGATGTCCAGGGCACCGTTGGCGTCGATCCACGCTTGGTGGTACGCAGCCACGGTGTCTGCCTTTCGCAGCCCGGCGATACCGAGCTTGGCGAAGGCGGTGAAGGTCAACTTCTCCCCTTTCCGGGAGAGGTCTGACCGTTGGCCCTGGCTGGGACGGGTGAAGGCGAAGACGAGTGCTGAGCGCTCGTACTCCTTCGTGGTGAGCAGCGCCTCCAAGCCGTTGAGCTTGGTGGTGACCTCCTCGATGGAGGCCGGGATGGTGATGCGAGGCAAGGTGCCTTTCCTTTCGTAGGCTTCGGTTTCTACACCCTCGGCCTCGCAGGAGTCAACAAGAAGCCCCACATTGACTTCTTGATGGGCCGTATGGCATGTATGCAACAGAACGAGCATTGACACTGACATGAAGAGAGGCCCCCCGTACCAACACCGGGGGGCCTCTCCTGTCCTGCATGCTCCTGCTGCCTTCTCTGGGCGCTGGAGCGCACGTACATCCTACCCTTCATACTCCGGGCCTCCTGGACAGGGCCTGTGACACTTGCCACGACCCTTCACTTCCGGGGCCTTCCCTGCCTCATAGAGAGTATGGAAACCATGGAGTGCCCCATCTGCCACGTCCAGCGCCCTGAGGATGTACACCTCGACTGGTGTACCTACGAGGGTCCCGAGCCTGCTGACCAGGACTAGCGCCCGTCAATGTCAATGGGACGGAGTCCTAAGACTCCGTCCCAGTGGCGACTCATGGTGTTGCGGCCTAGGAGTTGCTGTTGGAGTGCGTCCCTGATCAACACGTTCCACGATGGGCGGTGAGGCTCCCTACCATCCACGAGGGTTGGTAGGAAGGGGGCGACGAGTAGTTGCTTCTCTCTTCTCTACGTGTCTGCTATGTCTCTCGGTTGCTTGGGGTTACCGCCTCGGGTGGGTTGCCTTCGCACGAAGCTGATGACGGAGCCGGACGGATTGCGGCGTGGTCTACCCCCGGTTCCGAAACCTGTCAACATGTCGGGATGGCCAGAGACGGACGCCGGGGTGATGACCCGGCATGGGAGGGCACGCTGCCGACAGGTGGACGGAGGAAGAAGGACCCCGCACTGCTGAACCGACTGCGGGAGCACTTCTGGCGACAGATGGACAGTGTGCCCCTGTCCGTACCTCGGTGGGACTCGATCCCCCGTATGAACGCCAACATGAAGTGGATGCTGGAGGGTGGCGACGGCCGACCACCGATCCCCGAGGACCTACTACGGGTGTCGTTCGAGTACTTCCGCAACGACGTGGACTCGTTGGACCTTGGTCCACAGACGCCGTGTTGGAACGTGTACTTCGCACGGCGCACCACCTACCTGCGTCAAGCCGCTGCTGCTCAGGCCGGGTCCCGAGGCGACGGTCATACTGTGGTGGTTGGGGACATTGCTGGGGATAAGCCTGTGAGGAAGCGGAGGCGTGTCATCCGTCGTGAGACGTGACTACTGTGGCTGCCCACATGGACACAGCCTTCGCCTCCGAGGTCTGGCCGATCCCCGCTCGCTTCGCTCGCATCGAGCCGAGGCAGTGGGCCGTCCGTGGTGCCAAGGACTACCCGGCTGAGTGGGAGATCGCCAAGTCGTGGCTCGCCAAGTTCCGCTCCTACCTCGTCGGCTCGCCCTTCCCCGAACTGATCGGTCAAGGCCTACTCCTCACCGGGCCTGCGGGCACCGGCAAGACCATGCTCGCTTCGAGCTTCATCACCTACCTGCGGGGCAAACAGTTCTCCACCGCCTTCATACGGGACCGGGACCTGTACAGCCTCCTGGACATGCGCTACCCCTCCGACGACGTCATGGACCGGCTCTGGCTGGTGGAGCGGTGCGCCTGCCTCGTCATCGATGACGCCCTGCGCATGGGCGGCAAGAGCGAACTGCTGGAGCCGTTCCTCCGATACCGCCAGGACGAGGGCAAGCCCACCATCGTGACGATGAACAACCAGGTGGCGGTCAGCGAGGTGCTGGGCAGCTTCCTGCACTCCTACACGGCCATCAACCTGGCGGGCGAGGACCGAAGGGTCAACCCCATCGAGGTGCGTGGTGCAAGATGGTGATCTGGGCGTCTGGGAACAGCGTCGCATCTTGTTGGTGCTAGAGGACACGCTCGCTCACGTCACCGGCCACAACGAGGGGCGCATCCGCAGGACGTGGGCGCCCAACCCGGCCGACGAGTGGGTGTGGGGCCTCACCACGGTGAAGACCATCATGCGCTACGCCTTCAACAGCGTGCCGGTGGAGGTGGTCACCTTCATCTCCACCGATGTGGCGGCGCTCGCCGCCGACTGGTTCCTGCGCTACGACATCGACGTGTCCGAGGTGACGTATCTCGACTTCGGCCACTTCACCAAGTCCCTGCTGTGGCGGCGCAACAACATCCAGGAGATCATCGACACCAACCAGGAGCGCCTGCTGCGGTACGGCCAGCTTGGTCGAGCCATCCTCTTCGACGGCGAGTTCTGATGGACTACGGCAACGGGTTGATCTCGTGCATCCTCAACGGCGAGGACCTGGGCACCGCCATCGAGCGGGGTGTCACCGTGGCCTTCTTCACCGAGGAGCGGGACAAGGCCGTCTTCGGCTCCATGCTGCGGCACTACCAGAAGTACGGGACCACGCCCACGCCCGACGTGATCCTCCAGTCATACCCGTCATACGAGATCGGGCAGTACCCGCACCCCACCGAGTACTACATCGACGCTCTCGCCAGCCGACGTCGCCAGGCCATCGTGATCAACGCCGCCCAGGAGGTGGTGGAGGCGTTGAACACCGAGGGCGACGATCCCGGGCAGGACGCCGTCAGTGTGATGGAGAAGGCCATCCTCCAGGCCCACTTCGAGACGTCCCCGGCCAAGCACGTGAGCTACGTGGACCTGTTGAAGCGCCGGGTGCCCGAGTGGATGAACGGGTTCAGCACGCCCTCCATCCCCTACGGCATCCCCACCCTGGACCTGCACACCGGAGGCATGAGGCCCGAGCAGTTCATCGTCCTCACCGGGTTGGCCAAGAGTCGCAAGACGTGGACGGCGCTCTACATCGCCTCCAACGTCCACGTGTATGCCCCCGTTGTGTTCATAACATTCGAGATGTCCAACGACGAGCAGCTTGAACGGCTCGCCACCCTGTGGGGGAAGATCCCCTACGACATCGTGCGAGGGGACAAGACTCAACTCACCGAGGACCACTTCCACTCGATGACCCGGTTCCTCCACGTGCGGGAGCAGTTCTCCACCTTCCTCGGTGTCGAGGACGCAGCCGGGCACTCCACCGTCACGAGCATCCAGGCCCTCATCCAGGACACGGACCCGGCGCTGGTGGTCATCGACGGCGTCTACTTCATGACCGATGAGGTGACCGGCCTCCAGGGGTCCTCGGACCATCAGGCACTGACCAACATCAGCCGGGCGTTGAAGCGCTTGGCCAAGACGCAGAAGGTCGCCATCCTGGCCACCACCCAGACGTTGGCCGGGAAGATCAGCAAGGGCCGCACCAGTCTCTTCGGGATGGGCTACACGAGCGCCTTCTCCCAGGACGGGGACCTGGTCATCGGCATCGAGACACTGGAAGATCAACCCACTCTCGGCGTCATGCGTATCCTGGGCAACCGCTCCGGTCCCCAGGGCATCGACTTCCACCTGGCATGGGACCTGAACACAGGTCTGGTCGAGGAAGTCGAAGGTGTGGCTGGTGAGAGCGGAGACGCTTCGGGAGGGTACGAGTATGACGACATCGCTTGACCTGACTCCATACCTGCAATCCATCGGGTTGCACGTCATGCGAGTCGAGGGCTTGGAGGTCCGGGCCTACTGTCCGGCTCACCCTGAGAGGCTGGGCAAGGAGGACCGCAGCGCCAGCTTCTACTTCAACCAGATGAAGCTGGTGGGCCACTGCTTCTCGTGCGACTTCAAGACCCCCACCCTGGACGTGCTGGTCGAGTACCTGACGGGTGCTCCCGCCGAGGGTGACGTGGTGCTGGAGGCCCGCAAGCGCTCCCTCGCCGCCGAGGTGGACCGCATCTCGGTGCGCAAGGAGAGGGAGCTAGCCGACTCGGTGCGGTACATGGAGTGGACGTTGTCAGAACAGTTCCGCCCCGTACCCGAGCGGCTGCTGGAGATCCGCCGTATCCTGCGGGCGGCGGCAGACTTCTTCCAGGTGAGATTCGACCGTGAGCACCGCTGCTGGGTGCTTCCCATTCGTTCTCCCCGAGGGGCGTTGTGGGGTTGGCAGCAGAAGCAGAACGGCGGTGTTTACAACTGGCCCAAGGAGGTCAAGAAGAGTGACACCCTCTTCGGATTCCACCTCTGCGAGAGCGATCGAGTGGCCCTGGTGGAGTCCCCCCTCGACGTCGTCCGTCTCCACCAGGCTGGAGTCCCGGCTGTGGCCTCCTTTGGCGCCGGAGTCAGCAACCGGCAGGTCGAGTTACTGGCACGCAACTTCGGGTGTGTGGTCCTGGCGTTGGACAACGACTCTGCCGGGCTAGAGGCCATGCCCCGCCTGGAGCGCCAGTTGAAGAAGCGGACAGGGGTCGTACGCTGGGATTACTCTGGTCTGGCCAAGGGGAAGGACCCGGGGGACTACAGCAGCGACGAGGAGTTGACCACGGCATGGAAGCGGACACTGCGTCTTGGCCTCTGACCGTTGAGCCGAGGCCTTATCAAGCGGAAGCCCTCGCACGCATGGTGGAGCGGGGGAACCAGCTACTC